GCGACTCTGTTAGGAGAAGCGATATGACACCAACCATCGCAAGTCGGCCATTTAGCAACTCTGTGTCAGGCTTCCAAAAGCCCTGGATATATCCTTCATCTTTAGGATTCGCCGCTGTTCCGAGGAACGCCAAAGCAGCAACGGCGACAGAAAGACCAACATTGTCATGAAACTGGGTACTGATGGAGTTTCCGGTCATAACCTCATCAATCACAGCGGACGTGAAACCAATCATAGCAGCACGACCATTTATGCGCTCGGCCATAGAAAGAAAGTCATTGGAGCGCTCAACAGGTTTAAGTGGGGGAGCCCTAACAGAAGAAGTAGTCTTTCTCGCAGTCTTGGTCTTCACGGGCTTATTGAGTGTGAGGTGGGGCTTTGTGGATGCGCGGATAAGAAGGCTCATTTATGCATAAGATATGATTCGAATCTTTAATATTCTTAATCTATTGAACCGTCGCCGTTGTTCAATAGATCTGGGTCTATGAATTCCTGATATTTGTCCCCCTCCAATATCATTTTATCACCAATGTGATGTATTTTCTTTGCTTCGACATTACGAGCGTACTGCCATCTGGGTTGATCTATCTCAAGTAGCTTTTCTCGCAATTTATCATTCTCGGCTCTGAGCGTTTTTAATTCCTGCCTCAGTTCCAATCGTTGGATATATACGTATTTTACACCGTTTAGTGCTTTCTCCATTGATTCTTCGAGAAAGTGTATGAAGGAGTCGTCTTCCGCCTTTGACATATCACAGAGTGGGTGATAACGACGAGGTCGAGCACAACGACGTATGATCATTCTTTTTGGCGTTAGCGACAGTCTGTGGTGAGTTAACGACATTTGATTATTATTAGATCTTAATCTCTAAGCGTTTGATATCTGCTCTTCTAATATATCTCGAGCGTCGTATATATACGACCGAGGTGACACTATACGGAAGTTGAAATCGTCACCGAACTTTTTAGGTGGTGATTCTTTGAATATATGTTCCATAATGATAGGTTTACAATTATCGATTACCAAATCTGTATATATAATTTTGATACGGGTACTGCTTAGCGTTCTTGCTATAGAAGTTGTGACCTTCATCTTATTACATTCTCGCGCGCTAACCTTAAGTGATTTTTACATATGGGACACATATCTAAAAAGGTATTCTCACCCACAGAGATTCGAACTCTGGTTGATCGGTTAACAGCCGACATTCCTAAACCACTAGAAGATGGGTGAATTGATCCAGTCACCATGAATCGAACACGGGACAATCTGAGTTTTGATCACTAAATTAATAGTGTTATTTAGCTTTAAATGCGCTACAATCAGATGCTCTACCAACTGAGCTATGACTGGTTTTGAGCTCCCATCTGGATTTGAACCAGAGTCGTTGGATTCAAAGTCCAAAGTGATAACCAACTACACTATAAGAGCTTGAAGTGATACTCACACCCCCACTTCATCAATAGTTTGATTCTCTCCTTTAAGCTCGTTTACATATTTAAAGTGGAACAGCGTCAATGAAAAAAATCCCGCCGAAAAATTTGTAATCGTCATCGGGATGACATTATAATACATCGAGAAAACTAAGCCAAGTATACTCGCCAATAAATTGAGAGACAGAAATGAATAACTTATGGCTTTTGCATCCTTGTTCTTATATACATGAATTACTTCTGGTATAAACATGAGACATATTAAAATGGAGCTCGTGAGACCAGAGACATCTATAAGATTCATCTTACCATGTAATATTTTCTAATGTTTAAGTAGGTATGATACTGTTTGTCATCTTACTTTTACTAGTGATATACATATTACTTTCCAAACCAAACAAAAGTAAGTATAGTTATAAATGTTTTTTGTTAACATTGAAAAAAGAGAAAAAACGTCAGAGTAGATTTATAAAGACACATAGTTCAGATATTCCGTTTGAAATTATATATGGTCCAGACACGAGGACGCCATCGGGAGCACAAAAATATGAAAATCTTATTGATGATGATTATTATGAAAAGGCTCTTGAAATGTACGAAGATTCCTCGGTAAAAAGACCTGATATAACTTATTTCAATCTTGGTGCCATTGGGTGTTTCATGGGGCACATGGAATTTTATAAGAGATGTTACGATCAGGGTCTTAAATATGCGGTTATATTCGAAGATAATGTAATAGTAAAATCGCCCAGGTTATATGATGAAATTCAGGCGGTCATAGATGAAAAGGGTGATGATTTTGAAATGTGCTTCTTTCATTGTCTTTCAAGACTCGTAGACAAGACAGAAGGTAATCTTGATAAATTGAAGTGGGTCTCAAGTACTAAGTGTTATCTTATAAACGTTGAGAACATGAAGGATTATTCAAAACACTTTTTACCAATGGATAACCATATTGATATGAAACACGAAGACTTGATTGTCAATGGAGCCAGGGTTTATTACAAGGATTTGAGACATTGTATGAAAATTGATCGTTCTCACCGAAGTACAATTGGTCATTTCAAGCACGGCCGTGAAGATTTCGTTTCACGATATAACCCAAATGCGACACCAAGTGATCTCAAAAAGGGTTATTAAGACCATGGTATATCTTGGGGTCTATGACGACAAGAATTTTTCAAAAACATTGTAAATTCTATGAATTCGCCCGTAGTTTTAATTGAATTTAACATACTTTCAATATATTTATTATAGCCCGTGTGTATTCCCTCGTGAATGAGGCGATCTTCCCGCACATGGAGTATAAACTTACCTAGACGCGTTGGTAACATTATAAGATTACTACCTGCATCTATATCATACCCTGCCTTGACAACAATCGGGTGTTTTTTAAATTGCTTGGGTATGATATGATGATCTTCTACGAGACCCTTACCATAGAGGCCCCATCGGACCTTAAATAATTTACGTGCCAGTGATCCGTACCTCATTACAATAAGTAATATTTTTTAGATGTGGAAGGTGTATGACCTATAGTTTCCGCAGCTGCGTCTGTAGCCTTCTTTTCGTCACCGTCATACTTCTTGAGGTGTTTTTGGAAGAGTTGCATACTCCCGGCTGTTCTAACATCCTTGATTTGTATGGTATCATTCTTCGTGATCTTTCGTAAAAGGTCTCTGACTCGTGTATGAGTTGAGTTTCCAGAAAGGAGGGGCTTTTGTTGCCTCGTTATGGCGTCGTGGAGAACTTTATCTTTCACTTCATAGATTCTTCTTTGACTACTTTTTGCGGGAAAGTCAAATGTGAGCGTTTGACCATCCCGACTCAATTTGACATGCTTTCTCTTCAGGGACATGGCACCGAGAGCGTCGACATTGTCCCTTGACCCCGAACGAAGGTATGCTATTACAATCATACGGAGAGTGAGCGCGTCATCCCATAGTGAGTGTTTGGGATCGCCAAGTATCTTCGCCGTAACACTCTTAATTTTAGAGAAGTCAATCTGTGTAGCTCTCCCCTTTCTCAATTTTCTTTGCTTTTCCAAAAACTTTTCACTGTAATAATAATGCTTTTTACCCGTACCATCAATTGCGGTCGCTAAAAGCTTGGGGTCATTGGGATATACCTCAACATTTGTGTAAACAGGGGGAATACCAATTTTGCGATACCTTTCCTGTTCAGCACCCGGGACTGGACGCCCAGCCCTGTAAAACACGCCACGTCTTCTGGTTATCATCTATATTAGATTGGGATTATCTTTTACATATGGGGCGCACATGTAAAAAATAATCACGCGTTAATGTAATGGAAGGTCAACAACAACTCAAGTGGCCAGACGACTATCTCAACATCAAGTGTGTCATCTATAGTTTCTACGTTGCACTCAGCTATTGGTTGGTGCCCAAGGAGCGCCATGACATGCTCCTGCTCGTAAATTTCTTGCTTGCGTCTTGGTACAACGCGCGATACGATTGTGCACATAACGTGTGGTATCTAAACGCGGCCATAGCGCTTCTCCAAACGAGCGTCTCGTACTCGCTCCCGAGCAAAAATAAATACGCGTTGATAGCTCTTTTATATTTCCCATACCTCGTACTCGCGTGGTATGACTTCCTACTTCGCTGTAAGTTCAGGATGAATCCGACTGTGTTCCCATACGGTCGCTGGATTTATTTACCTTTCAAACCATCTAACTATAAAGAAAAATTTGAAAATATCGATCCAGCCGTGCTTAAAAATATAAAGGCGGTTGACAAATACGCCACGATCTTTATTTTAACGGGAGTAAGCTTTTACGTGGCATCTCGCTTTTGAGTGCGCTCTAATTTTAGAATAGAGGAACATGGGGCCGAGAATCCCAAGACGACGACCCGATTCTTTAATATTCTTTTACATATGGGACACATATCTAAAAGGTAAGTTGCTCCTAGCGGGGTTCGAACCCGCGGCTTCGGCGTGCCTTTATGATTTTTACATCATTTCCTGTATATCTTAGATATAAGCACCGCACTCTAACCAACTGAGTTATAAGAGCTTTCAGAGATCATACTCTGTGATTGTAAAGCGTCCCTTCTGTCTTATAACAGGTTCGCCAAATAGCTGGACTATTCTCTGTTTACCTTGTGTCGTACCTTTAACTTGTTTAGTTTGTTTGTCAAGTGTAGCTTCTGATCTAAATTGAACCTTGGAATTAAAATATTCAATACCATCCTCCATTATCACTGTAATTAGATCCGGTGGTGATATCTGGGCACCCACGAACTTTGGATCTTCGTAAAGTGATCTATACATCCCACACCTACACTACACGAAGATAATCCCTCAGCGGCATGATACTTGTCGCACCCTTGATGAAGTCCCTGTGATTTTGTACATAAGCAAAAGTCTCCCTACCCATGCGTTCTGCAAGAATTGAATCATATGTACACGGTTCAACCGCACCAATGAGGTAACCAGGTTGGATGACTTTAGAATGTGTAGAAAGACTGGTGAGTAGATAGTCGTAGTTGCATACTTCAGAAATAATGACAACCGCATATCCACGCTTTGCGTAACTGTATTCAATAGAAGTTCTATAATCACTATGTGTTTCTGGTAGAATAACATTCGTTATCTTTGAATTTCTCGCGAAACCAGCGTGTGTTACCAAATCACTGTTATTTACTCCGGGCACTTCTAAGAAAACAATAGAGTTTGTGGAAGTCGCTTCAATGTACGCACAATCAATATATTTCGCGAGTTCTTGGACAGCTGTCTGGAAACCAATGGATTGTATACCCGGTATATCATTGTAGATTGTTTTAGCAATACCAATGATATTTGTATCCACTCGGTCATCGAGGGCTAAATCCCGCGCAGACTTCATAGTGCCATTTCCACATATACAATAGAGACGATCAAGTCCGGAAATATTCTCAACTGCTCTATCAATATCAACGTAGTCATACGATGTTTTTAATAGTGAAACTGGGCCATCATCAATGTATGCCTGATCAAAATACTCTTTAACATTTTCATTGATACCTCTAAATCCACTGCGGAAACCATGGACTTTATTACCCTGACTTTTTTCACGAAGGGTAATAGAGCGAACAATAGTATTGACACCCGGGCAGACACCACCAGCCGTGAGTATTCCAATGTTCATTTAGTTATAATTGTGTCAGGCTTTTATACCATTTTTATTAAAATGCTAGAGTGATTCAACTTTACCTAGATCATCTCTACCTAGATCATCTCTACTTTTTCGTCTTATACCGGCTATAGCACTGAGCCACCTTGTCACGGCTCTCTTTGACGCGAGTTCTGAAGAGGTCTCGTCGCTCACTATAATACTGAGACCGTTACACACGTCAGGTTTGTTCACCTTTTCTGGAAATTCTAAATTGAACGCTTCGATAGATATAGAAGGGATATCGGGGGCGTCATCGAGAAGTCGATCATACTCTTCGCGGCATTTTCTCACAAACTCTATAACACAAACGCGACGGCAAGGATCAAGAGATAATTCCATGTCTATATTTCTATAATACTTGGAATACTGAACGCACATCTGTGAGTGACTCTGAGCTAATGTGGAACTCTGACTAAATTTTGAAATACTCGTCAAGATACCACCAATTACATTCAGGAATGCAAAAAAGTATTGGACAATCATAATTTTAGCTCTCGTGGAATTGTCCAGGTCTTCATTTCCACTTGGATTGAGAACAGCAAAACCCCCAACACCCGTGACACTCGCTATCACTATACTTGGATATGACAGGTGGTCATTTTGTCTTTTATAGTGGAGACGGGAATGATTATGTAACCATCGATAACCCGCCGCCCGCTCCGCCCACGATTTAAGAAGCCTTTCCTGTGCCGCGCACCACGGTGCCGGGGGGTCTTCACTTACCTGAGTGTCACCCATTATTTTACACAGACATATTTTTCAAGCTCCGGGGTGATATCACGCACCCACCATTTCTTTTTACCTGGATCCCACCTGGCACCCTGGGATTTTACAACGTCCTTTTCTTGGTAGGGTACATCCAGGTATATACGATCGTTTGGCGGCGGTGTATTCATATATTCTTTAGCTTCCGCTTCAGTCTTAAAAGATTTATACATCGCATCCTTATATCCGTGAACCTGTTCTTTAGCTTCGTCCCATGTAGTGTATATACCCGGAACATGACCTTTAACGACACCGTAAAATTTGTTGCTTTTGAGACTCAACGCTCGCGTCGTTGTCGCTTTACCCGCAGATTTAGCATTTTTAATTTCCAACGCTTCCTGATACGCGATAGAGTCCACTAGTTCATTCTGTGGATGTCCATTATGCGCCTTTACCCAACGCCACTCAACCAGATTCATTCTCTGTATAAGTGTATCAATCTGAATCCACAACTCTTTGTTCTTAACCGGTTCGCCCGATTTTATACGCCAGTCATTTCTTTTCCAATTTTTAATCCATGAAGTTATACCATTCCTGACATAGGTACTATCCGTGAATAGTGTTATCTCAAGAATGTTGCGAGCGATGCATTGTTCGAGTGCCTTAACGGCTGCAGTCAGTTCCATGGCGTTGTTTGTAGTATTGTCCTGTCCACCCGAAACTCTCATTCCTGGCCCTACAACACCCCACCCTCCCGGTCCCGGATTACCGATGCAACTACCATCCGTGTAAATGTCCTGCATTTGTTATATTCATATGACGCGTGTTTACTTTAATTTAGCATACCCAGATTTACCGTTACGGGAAATCATGTAGGTGGTAGTCGCAATACCCAAGAGGAGAATTGAGACTGGGACCCAGATTGCGATAGTTTTTGTCTTGTTATCTCTTTCGGCCATTGTGTTTTAAATTACGTGGAGATTATTTTGTTATTTTTCGCGAGATTTTCACGGGCTGGGAGCAGTTGAAGATTTGTATAATGAAAACATTTCCTCTGTTGTTCTTCATCGCTGAGATCAAAGGACAGATATTAAGATATTTGTTTGTATCTTAATACTTGTGTTTATATTTTTTAAAACGCGACTAGATTATACATACTTAAGCGGTAATTAGCTTAGTTGGAGAACGCGAGGCCACCCATACCGGATTGGATGCGGAGGACGTTGTAGTTGGTCGCGAACATATGCATGGTAGTAGCATCGGAAGAGTTCATAGTAACGGCGACTTGAGCGTTATCGATGCGGGAGAAGTTACATGTCCCTGTTGGTTGATGTTCTTCTGGTTTTAAGGCGAAACTGTAACTGTACACACCTGGGTATGGGGAACCAGTGTGGTGGTTGTACGCTTGAAGTTGGTTGAAGTACTTACCCTTTTGTTCCTTGAAACGATCTTGGCCGTTGAGGACGAGCTTGAAGGTGCTCAATGGACCAGCAGCTTCTTCGGTGTAATCCGCGGTAGAGGACTCCGCATCAAAGAGTGGGACACCACCCGCAACGCCGACTGGGACGTAGCAGTTGGAGGCCGCACCGCCGCGTGGGTCGTTCTCGAGAACGATTTCGGAATCGTTGTTGGCGGAGGTGAAGTTCCAGAGAGAAGAACGGGCGAGGGTGTTGGAGAAACACCAGACCAATTCCTTGACTGGGTGGTTGTAAGACAAGCGGACTTGCTTGGTACCCGCGGAGGTCACGGTGTCGGAGCCAGTGTGTTGAACTTGCTCAATGAGGTATTCGTGACCCTTTTGCGCGAAGCGACGACGCTCCTCGGTGTCCAAATACACGTAGTTGGCCCAGACCTTGAAAACGTTCTTGTTAAGGTAAGTTTCCATGTCGGACGCACAGTCAATATCGATGCGTACTTCGTGGTATTGAAGCGCTATCAATGGCAAATAGAGACCTGGGTTGCGGTTGAAAAAGAAGATCAAAGGCAAGTAGACGGTCTTGCCATCCTTGGCAGTAGTGAGCTTAGCCCAGTTAGCCTTCTTGGACTCGTCCAAGTAAAGCTCGGAGTACAAACGCCACCACTTTTGGTAGTGCTTGTCAATGCGCTGTCCACCGATCGACAGTTCGACGTTGTTGATCGCACGCTCCGCAACCCAGTTGTTGTCGGAGGTAGCGTCAGAAGTAACAGTGGTGTTAACATCAGATTCAAGCTCGAGGTGCATGTCTCCGACCAAATCACCGTTACGGGCAATGGTCACGGACACCCGGCCTGAGTTGGCCGCGGTACCGTTGACAGTTTGTTCGATGTTTTCCATCGCGAAGTTGGTGTGACGCTTGTACACCGCTTGGAAGAATGTAACCTTAGGGTTACCAGTGAGATAGACATCTTGGGCGCCATAGGCGACGAGTTGCATGAGGCCACCAGCCATTGTGAAAGTTTTTGTACTATAAGCAGAGAAAATAATTTTGGGCGAAATCGCAACCAGGTGCGAAATTTTGATCACGATCTTTTCTCAGACGAATGTAAAATGTCATCACGTCCTGAGGATGAAGAGTCAGTTGAAGAAATCGAGGAAGGTGAAATTGTATCAGTGGACGAAGATGGAGAGGAAGTTCAAGGAGAAGATTTGGATTTTGGCGACGATGAAGATTTGGATTTTGGCGACGATGATATTAACGTCGTGTCCTTGATGTCTTCTCTCCTCGCGACCCCCGATGGGGACACTGTATGCTCGGCCCTAGTTAATCTTTGTTACCAATTGGAAACTCAAAATAAAATCCTAATTAAAATGCTTTCTAAAATGCAACCCTCAAAATAAGCTTAGAAACAAAAATCATTATTCATTAAATATAGGAATGGAACACACGCATTTCATTGATAAGGAACCCGACAAATATGAGGCCTTGACACAGCTTCAGAAAGAACACATCCAGTCAATGAAAGAAGAGCATGTGTATACAACCGTTGATAGGTTCGAAGAGGCGTGGTCTCTGAAAACTAACGACTTTAGAAACGCGCGCGAGCTGGGATATCGCCAATTTATTCATTCTGATAATTTTGATGATCATGGGAATCCCATCCCACATCGGATTGATGTTCTGGCCATCAAGGGTAACCGTGATAGACAACGTACGTATCTTATTAATTTAAAAAACCATATACGCGATTTAAAAATTCACAAAAAAGAGTTAAACGACGACGGAATTACTATGGTTAAACGTATTAACAATATTCTCAAACAATTAAGTGATGGGTATGAAAACATTCGGAGGCACTACACATCATTCGAGCGAGTTGATAACCCAACAGCCCAGCCGCAGTTTACGTCAAATGGCGACCCATCAACAATGGACGAAGAAGAGATTGAAAAGGCTACACCATTTCAAAAGTGTCTTCTATATTCCCTCGACCAAACATACAAAGCTGGTTACCGTCGATACAAAGGTCAGTGCTGCGAAGAAATTAGGACAGTTGAAGGTCACCGGACACGGGCCTGGCAACCAAAATTTACTATTGAACAGTTTGTATACTCTCTCGCGCAGAAGGATGATGATTTTATCACATGGAAAAATTTTACGAGTCGGGGCTCTGTATTTCGTGACGTAATTGATAATATGACGAAGTGTGTCGATGCACAATTTCCCGAGATTACAAAGAGACGTCATGTGTGGTCATTCAAAAACGGTGTTTTTGTCGGTAAAGAATGGATTCCAGACAGGGGTGTATACGATTGTTGCTTCTACCCCTATGAAAGTCAGGAATTTAGATGCCTTGACCCGACGATCATTGCGTGTAAGTACTTTGACCAACAATTTGATGACTTCTCACACATTGAAAAATGGCAAGATATTCCAACACCCTGGTTTGATTCGGTTCTCCGATACCAGAAATTTGACCAGGAGGTGTGTAACTGGGCGTATGTAATGGGTGGTCGTCTATGTTACGATGTGGGGGAGCTTGACGGTTGGCAGGTGATCCCCTTTTTCAAGGGGATCGCGCGTTCCGGTAAGAGTACCCTGATTACAAAGGTATTCAAAAAGTTCTATGAGAATGAAGATGTCGGCACCCTTTCAAACAATATTGAAAAGAAGTTCGGACTTTCGGCTATTAAGGACTCATTTATGTTTATTGCACCAGAGGTAAAGGGTGATCTCGCCCTTGAACAAGCCGAGTTTCAGTCAATGGTTTCGGGTGAAGATGTGTCAGTGGCTGTGAAGAATAAGACGGCGGTTTCAATTGAGTGGAACGTTCCAGGTGTCCTCGGGGGGAATGAGGTTCCAAATTGGAAGGATAACTCTGGCTCCGTTCTCCGTCGTATTTTGGCGTGGAACTTTTCAAAACAGGTGAGAGAGGCAGATCCACAACTTGACGAAAAACTGAATCGCGAACTACCGATTATCCTTCTCAAGTGTGTGAAGGCCTATCTTGATTATTCAAACAAATACAGGAACAAAGATATATGGAATGTGGTTCCAGAATACTTCAAGAAGATTCAGAAGCAAGTGGCTATGGTTGCGAGTACACTCCACAACTTCCTGGAAAGCACAAATATTGTATTTGGAAAGGAACTCTTTGTGCCCCAAAAATTATTCATCCAGGTGTTCAATCAGCATTGTCAAGCAAATAACCTGGGTAAGCCCAAGTTCAATCCAGATTTCTACGCTGGACCATTCAGCTCTCGTGACATTGATGTCAGGGAAGAGGTAGTTAACTATAAGGGTAGAAGTTATCCCAAGCAACCAGTCATTTACGGCTTAGATGTGGTTGAAGAATCCCTTGAATTTACAGATAATTATTAAAAAAATAATACCCAATAGTAGATATGAGTCAGCAGCTCAGGGAGTTTGTCAAGCAGTCGGGGGTAGAAGTGCGCCCCACAAACAGCCCAAGTTCTGTTTCTACGACTGCGTCAAATAATGCACTAATCAAAGAAATTGAGGCGGATATGGCATTCCCTCCTCGCCTCAAAAATAATATTATGAGCAACGAAAACTACGGGGAGTTTGCCGAGTTTGTTCATAATTCAAATAGCAATGATAATACCAACGAAATTATTGCAATGGCCATGAATCCTGTACCTTCCCCTTTGACATTCAGGGTCAGTAAACTGAACCCAGGAATGTTCAACGCAACCGTGAATAAGAATTTTAGTTCCGAAACCCGAATCAATATCAAAAAGATTCTCCTTAAGACCCCATTACCTAAAACACCAATTGGCGAAGGTCTTTATTTAGACACTAAAGAGATCAATGGTATTTATGGGCGTTTTACTACAGGTTTCTCGCATACTCGTGAGTATGGAAAGAGGGGTGACCTTAACAAGGACTTTTTTACCGTTCAATTGAAGGTTGTAATTTCCGATGACACCGAATCTAAGGGTGCCACAGTCAACTTTTATAGAAATGGTAAAATTCGCTTCTCGGGCGGGTTTATTGGGTCAAATATTTCAAATCAACCCGAACTCATCCACCGATTCATTGTTAATAACTACAGTGAGAAGGAAGCCTTCCTCTACAATCCATTTCAATACAATAATCTCAGTGGTCAGTTTAGAGTGAATGGTGTTTTCAAGAATTTGGTCTTACTCACAAAAAGATTTGTGTCCAATTACGGCGCGATGGATGTCAAATATGACGCGGAACTCTCACCATTTATGTATCTCACATATAGAGGTCATAAATACATATTGGCCAAGTCTGGTAACATTCAAATATCGGGCGCTCCGACACCCGCGGATATGCTTAGAGCATATACCGATGGATCTCAATTGGCAAAAGTACTTTACGAAAAGGGTGAAATCTCCCTAACTGCGTCTGTACCAAATAGATTGGTCAAGGGGAAAACAGTTACTAAAAGGGTCAAGAAGAAGGTCCTGAGTAAGAAACAAACGGCGGCCCTAAAGATTGATACCAAACAATGCATGCGAATGCCAAAGTCGGAACTCGTGGATCTCGCAAAAAAGATGGGTGTCGTTGGAATCACAGCATCCACAAAGAAGGAGGAGATATGTGAAAAGATTAAGAAGATTTCGGGGGTGAAGAGTGCCACTTTCCGTAACACCCAAAAGAAGAAGAATGTTACTCTAGCTGGTTCGGGTAAGAACTTCAAGGTTGGGCGAGCCACTTGTACGGGATACAACAAAACCGAACTCCTCAGAGTTGCTGGTATCCTCAATATTAAACTAGACCCCAAAGAGACAAAAATCACCCTCTGTAAGAAGATTGAAAAGGCGCGCAACGCCATGCTTGCTCCCAAGCCCAAGCCAAAGACGCCACCCACCCGCAAAGAAGTGGCGAAAAAGAAGAGAAATGTAAAGAGGGAACAAGTCATCAAGAAGAGGGGTCTTAATGAAAACTCTATTCGCAAAGATATTGTCAAACTTTATGGCAAACGATGGATGGATCGCTACAAGAATATAATGCCCTCTCTCAACAACGACGTTAAGGAGATGAAAACGCGTCTTAACAAACTGAATACTGGAAATAAACGGGGTGTTCCATTCAAGAGAGATGTGGATATTATCAAAAAGAGACTCGTTAATCGGTGGAAGAGTGAGAGAGGTAGAAATTTAGAAAGAAAGGTTATTCGTAATCAGTTGAATGTCGCGAGTGTACCAAAGAAACTTGTAACTCAGTACAGAAACGCAGCGACAAATTATATTATGAACCAAGGACCAACTATGAAACAACTTGAAAAATATAAAAAGACGTGGTTAAACTTAAGGAATAAGTCATAGACTTATTAAACATGGAAACGATTGCTGAACAGATCGTGGGACGTCTTGAATTTGGAAAGGAGCGATATGGGCATGGGGTGATTGTTAACTCGGACACGAGGGAATGGGGAACACCTAACAACTCCTGGATCGAAATGGCAACCGAAGAGTTCTTGGACGCAATTATTTACGTTATAGCTGATTACATTAGACAGGGGCGACAAAACTCGCAATGGTCGTCACTTGAGATCGATTATAAATTTGATGAAAAATTTAGAAAGGAGGACGTGGACGGTGTCGGGACGCGATCCGGCGAGCTATGCATTGAAGATGATAATAAGCTCATCTTACACATTCTTAAAAATTATCAAAAGATCGACAGCCCCAAGCATTATATGATGATCTGGAATTTAATCAACATAATACTCGTGAGTTCACAGTTTTAATTGGTTCACCCACTTGCTTGAGATGGTACGTATGATATGCGAAGTTATATCTTGGGAACATTTCCTTTATCAGGTTTGATAAGATTGTTGCCTCAACAATGTGGGAAACACCCGAGCACACAGAATTTCGTTCAATTTGGAGAAAACGATCCTCCAATTGCACGAACTTTTTTAGGTTTTCTTGACTCATACCCTCTCTGCGCATGAGAAGGTACATTTGTTTGGAATTACCTGCACTGATATGGAAATTCTTAGAACCTCCAATCTGGTCAGATAGCTTTTCGGTTTCGTATATAAGAGCGGCGGCCAATAGGGCTAGAAATATATAACGCGACATCTTATTTATTACACAGGAATTAATTTGGATAAATCGTTCAATTTATGAATTATATTGAAGAACTCGTCACGACATGTGACATCTTGTGGTTTGACGATTTCAAACTCAATTTGGTATGAACACGGTTCTTCGGAATCCATATCAGCATTATCACCCGATGATATAGTCATATCAATAGTGAGATTCTTTCTCACAAATGAATGACGAGTCTTGGTACGAACTCTATCCATTTCGTATTCACCCCAAGTGGGGATTTCTCTCGAAATACTAAATCGCATATCAGTTGGTGTTCCGGTAAAGTCTTCTTTCAAAACGTTAATCTTCTGAACCATTACACCATCGTCTCCGGTATCCTTTTTAACAGACAGACGAATATTATTGTTATCACTGTAATAAACATCGGATTCTGTAGTTTCCGTTTTTTCCCAAGCGTTATACTTTCTGAGACCTTCTAAAACTCTTTCAAAATTCTCCTTACCAACATTTGTATCGAAGAACGTTCCATTGTGTTTTCCGAGACGGAGTTCCATTTCAATATGTTCTTCATCCTTGTGAGATTCAAACACAGCGAAGATCTTATCAACAATAGACTTAATGTCGTGCATGGTTTTTACATTTTTATTACGCGGTATTTTCTTAAGTGTTTTTTATGTATAAATTGTAATGAGAGGTTTTTTAAACCTCGGAAATACATGCTATTTCAATAGTGTGGTACAATGCCTTCTTCATATCCCAGTTCTTTCAAACTATTTTTTAAAAACTAATTATAAAGGTGATTGTGAATTTACAAAATTATATCAAACACTTGTAAAGTTTTATTGGGTATCAGAAGAAAAGGGTTGTATAAATCTAAAACCATTGATGCGCGAATTTTTCAAACACTTTCCAAGGTTTGATAATGCGGATCCACAAGATGCACAAGAAGCAATTTTATGTATTATAGATATTCTCGTGAGATCCTCTCCCATTATAAAGTCTTGGTTTTATGGTAAAAAAACACAAGAAACCGTGTGGCCCGGGGGAAAAACATCTACAAGTGAGGATTTTAGCATTCATATAACATCAACAAATGGCGACAATTTGGGCGAAATGCTTAACAAGAGCACAG